ATCTATCCTTCTTTCTAATTTTCTTTTCTCTCTTCTTAAACTACTCATATATTAAGATATATTTGTTATTAATCCATTAGTAACTGTAACTGTGTTTCCATCACCATTGGTAAAAGTACCAGTAAACCCTGTTGTGGTGTGATTAGTTATAGCTGTATCTACATATCCTTTATCAACTAAAGACCTGTTAGTAAAGTTTGTTGAATAATCAGCATCATATTCAACACCTTTAGTAGTAGGTAAATTAAATTTTAAAAGCCCCCCAATTGGACTTATATCAAAGTTATTACTATTAACATTAAAATCATTTGTTTGTAAATTATAATCAACACTCAATAACATTGTTGACGTAAAAGTAGGGTCAATATAACTAGCTTTAAAGTAATTTACAGTTGTTTCAACTTCAGACTTCCATCCAACACCATTACTAGTTAATTGCTTCGAAGAACCTGCTGTTATATATTGACCAGAATATAAACCAGTTGTAGTATCTTCCATAGTTAATGTTGCTTGACCATCAGTTAAATATAAACCATTAGAAATACCACCACCAGTATTGTGTGTAAAATTTGAGCTATTTGGTGATATATCAAAAGTACCATATTGACCAGTTGTTGTATCTTCAGTATAAGATTGAACTTGGTCACTCTTAATATCTAAATAACTATTTTTATTTAAATTAGCATCAGTAATAGTATATCTTTCTTGTGTAGCAGTAGATAAGTTATGGTTGTTTAAAGTTGTGGTACTATCAGAACAAGTATTTGTTATACCATTTGGTGTATATTGTGTGGTAACATTACCGACTCCTGTAAAGGCATAGTTCTCTGTTTTTACAACACCATTTATAATATAGTTAGAAAGTCTACTTGTTGGTTGTCCAAGTGTAAACTGTTTATCATTACCATCAATAATTGTGTCTTTATTTAAAGTACCACCTAGTTCAACAACATCATTTAATATATTTAAACCATTATCAGCACCTATAATAGATGAACCATTTAACGAAATAGTCCTTGTTGTTCCATCTGAGGTAACTACAATTGGTTCTACTCCTATGATTTCTTCTATAAATACAGGACATAAAACATTTACATCAGGACAATTAATATCAGGAAATTCAAATCCTGTAATATCAGCAGCTGGTATACCACAAAAGGAGTTTATAATTGGTGTCATTAAAGATATCTCACATAACCACCCACTTACTTCTTCATCAAATTCTTCAGTAAATGATTCAAAGTTTATGTCATTAATTATATTAAGTTGACTATTTACATAATAAGGGTGTCCTTTAAATTCAACGATGATATCTTTAAGTATATCTATAGTATCACTTAACACATCATTTTCATTCGATTCGTCTTTATTAACTAAATCAAATAATCTTACTTCAAAATTAATTTCAAAGGTTTTGAAGCCAGTATCTGTTGATGGCATATTAGCTGTAACAGGATTAACCCATAATACAGGGTGCATATAAGCTTTATCAGCTCCTATTTCCCAAGAATCACCTATACCAAAACCATTAATCTGATAATGTCTTGTAGCTATATCTTTCCATACACTTACTAATTGATTTATTGTTTGTATCTTCATATCTTTTATTTTATTTATTTATCTAACACCTCTATTATAAAAGTTAAAATCTTTTTCTATACTTTTCCAAGCTCTTGTTCGTTGGGCGTTTTCAAATATATCAAAATTACCATTTACATATTTCCAATAATCAACAGCATTAATATCAACTATCATTCTACCTTGTCTATCAGGTCTAACTTTAACTCTAATAGTTCTAACCATTAAACCCGTATCTACGTGTCCTTGTTTTTCTATCTGTCTTTGTAAAACCTTTGTTAAACCCCTTTCTATCTCTCTGATTTCTCTTCTGGTTATATCATTGGTTTTACTTCTGGTAGCTAAATTAATTCTAATCTTACTTTTTAAAGTTATTATATGTATAAGTTCTTCTATCATCTTTTATGTTTACTCATCATTTCTTGTCTTTTCCTTAATCTTTCTTGGTAATCATCTCGTTCCTTCCAATAAGATAAAGTATTTAAAGCACTGATATATGACACTTTATATACTTCATTAAACTTGGTTATATCACCATTGGCAAGTCTTTCTATTATACTAAACCATTTCCATCTATTGTCGAACTCAGGTGATGCTGGCCCATCTGTTAATACATCATCTTCATCTTCATCATTTTGTTGACCTTTAAATAAACCACTAAAATTAAACGCTATTATTTTTCTCCATTCGAAAAAAAAAAGGCTCATCTTAATCACTTGTTCAATATTTAATTTTTCTTTAAATAATTCTATTCTACTATTAACTAAATCAGAGTTAAACTCTTCTCCTTTTGGTCGTAATATAACAGACAATATAACTGGTATAGCACTTATAGTTGTTAATCTACTTTTTTCAATAAGTGACTCAATACTTACATATTCACCTACAGTTAATTTATTTAAGTTGTCTGATAAGTGATATTCTACATCATCTATGACTACTGACTTTAAATCTAATTGTTGTGGTTTCGTGTTTAAGAAGCTCATTTGATTAACGATATCACTTATATCAGATATCTTAATAAATTCCTTTATATCGTCTAAATCATCGTTACCGAATATAATTAACATTCGTATATAATATTCTATATCATTATTAAACGAGTTGATATCTAATTCAGATAGTTTTATAAATTCACCTAATGTTACATCAGACCAATTTTGTGGTATTAATATTTCTTTCTTCATTAACATAATATATATCCATTTAATTATTGTTTATATAATGTTTAAGCATAAAAAAACCACTTTAATTTAAGTGGTTTTTATTTTCTTTTATTTATAAACTATTAGTTTACTTATTATCATTATTTTAAACTAACTATAACACAATCTAAATTGAATTTTTCTTTCTTTTTTGTTGATATTCTCTTTGTTGTTTTAATACAGCTTCTTTATTTAACTCATAATATATCATAGCTTTTTTATTAGATATCTCTTTATTTTTAATATAATATTCTTTTTGTTGTTCGTTCATACAAGTTTTACATCTTGGTCTAAAACCATCACCTTTCTTATGATATTCACTAACATCTTTAACCATTAAACATTTTTTACATTTCTTTTCCATAATAATTTGTTTTTTATATTATATAAACAAAAACAAGATAAGTTTAAAATGCTCTTGTGAAATTACCTTGTTGATATTCGAATATCATTTTATATGCTAAACTATCCGCTAAATCTGGTGAGTGACCCAATATCTTTTTTTGGTCGTCTTTACTATTTATACTCATTTTACTTTCACTATGTCCTCTTGTTTTACGTTTAATAGATAAAAGTTCAGCTTCTATTTCTTTCTTAAACTTATTGGTTTTAATCTTAATCTTACCATCTCTAATTAACTCACCTAACTTATAATATAATTGTGATTTAAGGTTTATATAGTTTTCCTTTTTAAGTGGCTTACCATTGTTTATAATAGGTCTAGCAGTTCTTAAATATTGTTTAATATATTGTCCTACTCCATCTGAATCATAACTTATATTTCTAGTTTGAACTTCATATTGTTGTGCTGTTAATTTAATGGTGTTTAACACATTTTCTTCTGATTTAACTTTAATTATATCAATAACATCATTTCCTTCCCATACAATAAGTATACACCCATCGTTTTTAAAGGCAATATCAGCACTAATATATCTTGTAGAATTAATATTATGGTCTATAGATAAATCATACATTTCTAATATATCATCAGATGACACTAAACCATCAGGGTCGTCTTGTGATTCCCAGTTACCAAAAAGTAATCTACTAACCTCAGATGGTGATAAAGTTCTTTTAAGGTTCTCTATATATGATTCACTTAAATATGGATTATCAAGTCCTGTAGCATTTACGAACTTTCTATATTTAGGCATTCGTTTTTCTTTATTGGCTAAATAATATTCATCATATAAAAAGTTTCTTGATGGATTACAAGTCATTATTAATAAAGGTTTTAATTTATAATTTTCATTTCTCCATCTTCCTATTCTTGATTGTAATATTTCTTTACCAGTAGATGACGTTTCACCTGCTTCATCAATAACGGCAAAAGTTAATAATAAACCACCTAAACGAGTATAATTAGGGTCTGATGGTATATGTCTTAATTCTTGAAAAACTATCTCAGAACCATTATAAAAGGTAATTTTACCATCAATAGGATTATACTTATAATGTTCATCTTTCTTTAAATTAAAATTAGGAAATACTTCACTTAATAATGTTACTACTGTTGTTTTCTTTAAAGTCGTTAATTCATTTCTACATAAACCTACTCTTATACCTTCATATTGAAGACACTTAATTGTCATTAAAGCACTAATTAAATATGTTTTAGAAGCACCAACACCACCACCGAAAAGTATCTCAGTGGTTTTTTCATCTTCGAACAATTTAAAGACTTCGTGTTGTTTCTTTGTAGGTTTAAAGTTTATTACCATTATTGTATTTCAATATTATTATCTTCCCATTCTTGAATATACACACTGAACTTATCAATAAGATTTTGTATATCAATAAACTTTGGACTTTCATCTTTAAATGATTCTAATTGTTTAACATATTTTTTACAGTTATTATATTCATTCTCATTTTCTAATGTTTTTAGTTTCATTCCCATTTTATATTATTTATTTTTTTATATTTCAATATCACAATTACATTGACCATCTTGGCAATCAGGACAACCACCTTTAAATTTATCTTCTATGATATCATCAGGGTTAATATAATTTATTGTTATACCTTTATGTTCTATTTCTGATTTCTCAGGTGCATAAGAACCCGTAACCCTAGCCAGTTGGTCTAAAGCTTTTAAAGCTGTTGGGTATTGTTTTAAATCTTTTGTTAAATACAATATCTCTTTTAATTCGTTTAATATCTTTTCTCTGTTCATAATTATTTTTTTATCCATTTTTTTATCTAACTCTTTATTCTTTCTATTTAGTTCATATACTACATAAGGGTGTCTAACCAATAAATATCCATTTCGTTTATTGGTGGCGTTTATATTGCCTGGGTATACTTTCTTATAAGCCTCAGTTACATTACAACATAACATATATTGTTTTACAAATCTGTCATATTTCATTTTTTGACTTTTTGATTTTAAACCAAATCTATTTAATAAAGGGTCTTTACTTCTCATTCACCTTTTACTATTTTTATAGCTTTATTAATATACATATAAGGTAACATAAATGGTAAAGTCAATGGTGTTATTATTAAAAACAATAAAACCTTAACTAATCTTTTTCTAAATATAATTTTTTTCATAATATCTTTTTACTTTTTTAAATATACCTCTTATTACAGAAGGACATTTACTACAATGATTTTGATTTGATTTTGATATAATCTTATACACATCATATAATCTTGTTATCCTATCTTTACTCATAGTTGTCCAAGTGACTATTTCTTTTAATTCTATTTCTAATTCATCTTTCATAGTTCAATATCTGTTTTTATTAAGTGTTTATCCAATAAGTAAAACAACATACTTATAAACCCTGATAAACATATATCACCAGTCATTATTAAAGTGACCCAAAACGAGGTACACATCATACAACTTAATATCTTCTTTGGTATTAATATTATTGTCTTAGGTCTTTTTAAAATATGATTAAACTCTTCAATAAAATCATTATAATGGATTAGTAACCAAGTTATACCTATTATATCAATTATCATCATATGTATTATAAATATATATTTTTTTATTTATGTTTTTTATATCTTCTTTAAAAACCTTTAATATCCTATCTTTACTTTTTTGAATATTATTATAAATGCTAGTGACAGGTATATCTAAAATTGAAGCTACATCTCTATAGGTGTTTTTTTCATTAAAGTACATTTCGAATATACCTTTTTCATAAAAAGACTTAGGGTTGTTTTTTAGTTCAATATTAAAATATTTTTTTATATCTTTTAATAATTTTATATAATCACTTTCTATCTCTTCTAATAGAATATATTTATCTTTTGTATCTAAACTACCTATTTCATATTTAACCTCATCATAATCAATACCAATAGGTTTTCTATACGTATAGTAATATCTTGAATTCTTTGACTTTAAATTGTTTTTAATGATGATATAAACATATCTCATCATTTCATTATTCTTTTCTGTTGTTCTTTCTAATATCTGATTTAGTTTAACTTCATCTTTACTAGACATTATAAGAAATAAATCTTGATAAAAATCATCCGCGTCTCGTCTATTAGGTATCATAGTATAAATAAACTTATTCATTAACTCATCTTTATTATTAATCAACCATTGGTATATTTTATCCATTAATTAAACTATTTTTTTACCATCTTTTATTTTAAAATGAACCAATATTTTATCTACATAATAATTATTACCATCAGTAGCTGTATGTTTAGGACATCTCGTAATAGATTTTGATGTAGGTGTTCTTGTTAAATCGAATAAATACATACTATTAGTAAATCTAACTAAGAACCCTACTCTTATTTTTAAATCAGAGGTCTTTATCTTTTCAGCTTCTTTAACACTCTCATATATCTTATCTATCTTTATCTGTTCTAATATTGTATCAGGGTAGGTATCATCTCTTACAGCTCTTGTTTTAACCTCACAAAAGTAAATATACTTTGTTGTTGTGAATATAAAATCATAAGGACTATACCCTTCATTAAATATCTTTCTTA